CATGCCTGTGTTGATGTCACCGCTCATGCGGCATCCTTCCTTGTGATACTTGATGCAATGGCCTTCCACCCGGCCAAAACCCTTGTTGCTTAGCTGCCACTTCAGCAGACGTGCCAACTCCGGGCTGCGGAAAACACCGTTGTACACACTATGTTCCCACTTAAGGGCATCAACACTAACGTGTTGATCAAAGCGTGTGGCATCGATGCCCACTGCAACTGGTTTGTCGAACTGCGTCCAATGATCGTGCAGCACTGTGCCCACTCCATCTGCATTCCTACCTTTCAAAATGACCGGGTAGCCAAACACGGTCTCAAAACCATGGCACATCTCACGCTCAAACAACTTGAGGTAGCGTCCAACCTCAAGATTGTAGCGTGGAGTCCGGGGCTGTATGACTCGAGGAGCAGGATCCTCCTTCTTGGAAAGGTTGATCTTCTCAGCTTTGACAAAAGTGCTAATATACGAGTCCCTGATATTCACCGCTCGAGCACTCAAGCTATCCAGGGCCCTCTGATAAATGCCGCGTTTGCGCCCGCTGTACAAGTCAGGGTATTGCTCCCTTTCGACAACGGGGGTCGGACGCACGACTTTTAAAAGACGTTCTCGTATACTCGCCAGTCTGGCGAACACACCTTGTTTGGGCTGAGGCACCGTGGCAAGGTGCCCATCGCGGACCACGTGAAATACGCGCTCCACAATGCCTCGAGCCAGATTTTTAAGAGAAGCAGTATGCACCCCATAGCGGATCCCAGCTCCAAAACCCGCCATATAGCGCACACTACGTACCGGCTGACGCCGATCTACCCGACCATTATCTACCTGCACCTGAATGCACGTTTCACCACAGCGATCTATTGCAGTGGTTACTCCAGGTAGTATGGCTGGGCATCCCTATTTGGGGTTGTCGACCAGACCTCGCCGCTTGCGGGTTTCCAAGTCCCGTGCAAACGACGCGGCCACCACTGCCTCAGTGGTGGGAACTAGACACAACTCTACCGTGATAGACATGT